GAACTCCCCCACATCCCCTCTCCGTCCCCTGGCCCTCATCGGCTTGAACGTCGCCGTGGGTTCGAGCACCTGACGGCCTATCTGGAAGGGGATGCCGTTGCGCGTCGCGCGATGAAGCCAGTCCGATGGCTCCACGACAAGGGAGACCCCGCGATAGGTGGCCACCTGGGAGCCATCCTCGGCGAGGGTCACGGGGATTGTCTTCGTCGTCACCATTCAACCGTCCTCCTACTTCGACGGCGGTCAGATGCCGTCTGCACTCGCACCCGCTGACCGATGCTCCCGATGGTCATCCCGAGGGCCCCACTCGCCGCGTCGATGAGGTCATCGTGCGCGCCATGAGGGAAGGTCACCGCCTGGCCCACGAAGGCCTCCGCATGAGGGCCATCCTTCACCCATACCTTGCCCTGCTCTCCACGAGCCGCCAGGGGCGCGGCGCGCGTGGCCTTGTCCCTGGAGGGCTTGATGGAGCGAAGCCCCGATGCGACCATTGAGGGCTCCTGGACCAGCTCCGCGAAGGCGATCTCAAACCCCGCGATGGTCTCGACCCCGACGATAGTGTCAGGCTCCGATGCGGCCGTGTCAATGATGCGTCGCTTGATACTAGGCCAGGGCTCCCGTCCTTGCCATATGCCATCGATGACCACTTGAGCATCGGAAGTCACCGTGACCCTCGCCGTCGCCGTGAAGTCTGATGAGGTCTTCGTGGACACCGCGAGGTCCCAAAAACGATAGCGCTTCCCCGAGGAGGGAGGAGGGAGGGTGTCGGCGCGTATCGGCAGCCATGACCGCTTGAACAGTCCGCCACTGAGGTCCACGAAGCGCCCCTCCAGCTCCTGCGCGGCGAGCTCCGTGGTGTAGCGGCCTTCGACGAAGGTGTAAAAGTCATCAGGGAGGGCGGCATTATCGCGCGTCGATGCGTGATGGACCCCCGTTGATTCATCCCTGGACAGGTCGTGTAACCAGTTGAACCCCTTCGGGGTGGTCGTACACCATATCCTCCCAGGGGTCAGGCGCAGGCGACCCACGAGGATCTCGAAGGCCTCCGAGGATTTAATCATCGCGGCCTCATCAATCCATATCGCCCCGAGGTTCGGACCGCGCAATCGGTCAGGCTCCGTCGCCGTCCTCCACAGGACCTGGGTCCCGTTGATGAGTTCGGTGACCAACTCCGCGCGCTTGTGGCTCTGGACCAGTGGCCGCGCCGCTTCCATGAAGGCGGGGAGGGTCGCATCCTTGAGGACCCGATACGTGGGAGCCACGACCATGACCCGCGTCCCCGCAGGCTGGCGGATGACCTCGATGGCCCCCGCCCATGTCTTACCGCTCCCGATGCCACCCACGAACAACCTGACGCGGGAGGGGTCGGTGAGGAAGGCGCGCTGGACACCATGAGGCTCGCAGATGAGGCGCGCCATCACTCACCCTCCCTGTCCACAAGGTCCACGACGATTTCCTCATGCTTGTCGCTCTCGGGAGACCTCAAGGCCCACCGTCCAGGCCGGCGGCGTTCGAGCCACCATGCCGCGGCCTGCCATGTCCCATTGTTCGCGGCGCGTTGAATCAGGGCCACGTTGCGGACCTCGGCGTCAGCCTCCGCCTTTTTTACAGCGTCCCTGAACTCTCGATAGATGCCCTCCTCCTCGGTCTGACCTCTATCAAGCCATCGATACAGCGTCGATGTCCCGATTCCAGCGTAGTCAGCGGACGCGGCGCGGGTGTTCCCTGCGCGGAGGGCTTCACACATCCTGTCCTGGCGTTCCTGGGTGAGCTTGCTCTGACGACCCACGTCATCCCTCCTCTATCAGCTCGGGAGTCAGTCCCATGTCCGCGAATCGTTCGAGCTGGATGGCAAGGTACGCAGGGCTGAGCTCCATCCCCAGGGCGACCCGCCCCTCCTGCTCTGAGGCGATGGCGGTGGTCCCACTTCCCATGAAGGGGTCATACACCACGTCCCCAGGGTCAGTGTAGGCCTTGATAAAGAAGGTCGGGAGGGCGACGGGGAAGGCGGCAGAATGACCATGACTCCGCGCGTTGCCGGCCGTCACCATATTTCCAGGATATGCCATACCTGACGCGACTTCATTGTCCAGCACTGCATTACCGCCAACACCTTGACGCGCATCGCCCCATCCGGTGTCACCGGCTCCTGGTCCCTTGGGGACAGGCACATTATCAGACTTATGCATGACCGCCTTGGGTCGCATCTTCCACGCACCCCTAGCGAACTGAAACACGGGTTCAAATTGATTTTTAAATCGGCGCGTCACTGATTTCGGAACACCCGCGCGCCTCCAGCAAAACTCCGTCGCGAAGTGCCACCCCCATCGTCTCACATGAGCGATGACGAGGTCATGGACATACAGATGCGTGTCCAGACCTTCCGCCGCAGGCTTTATGTTCACGAACCATGACCCATCATCCGCGAGGTGACGCCTGACGCCATCCTGGACCTTATCAAACCACTCCACATACTCATCGGGGTGTATCGGCTTGAATCCGCTCTCCTCATCATACTTGCGTTGCGATGCGTAGGGAGGGGATGTGAACGCGAGATTGACCTTGACACCATCCACGAGGCGCTTGAGGTCTTCCTCGTCACGACAGTCACCACACATCAAGCGATGCGCTCCGACCTTCCATATCTGACCCCTGGAGGTCTTCCACTTCGCCTCCAACTCCTTCGCCTTGTCGATGGCGGGAGCGGGAGCGTCATCACCGTCACCTTCACCCTCCTCGCCATCGATCAACCCCGCCAGGAGCTCATTGAAGTCTTCCTCATCGTATCCCGTCCCCAGGAGACCACCGTCATCCTGGATGCCCTGGAGGAGGCTGGCGAGCACGGCGTCATCATACCCACCCAGCTCCGCGGTTCGGTTGTCCGCGGCGAGGATGCGCTTCTCCTCCGCTTCTCCCACATCCACCCACACCACGGGAATCTCGGGGAGCTCCAACATCTTCGCGGCCATCCATCGGTGGTTACCCGCCAGGATGTATCCAGTCCGCTTGTTGGCCACGACGGCCCCATAGAACCCATTCACGTCCACGCTGGCCTTGATGGCGTCCAGGTCGCCGCGGCGCGGATTGCGCGGGTGTGGCTTCACCGCATCCAGCGGCAGGACCTCATATCCGTCATTAATCTGTCGTGGGTAGCCTTGAGGCTTGTCCTTCGTCATCGCTCCTCCTTGTCGTTAAAATGCCCATCGGGCTTGTTGTTCGCAACCTTCCCCATCCTCCAGCGCCATCGGCGGCGAAGGATGGCGAGGTGTCCCGCGGCGATGCAATAGACCCCGAAGCCGGTGAACAGTGCGAGGACCGTCACTGACCCCACGAGGTCTATCGCTTGCGCCTTCCATGTCTTCGGTCGGTCAGTCATCCTTCACCTCCAGGAGCTCCCTGGCCTCCTTGAGTCGTCGAAGCATCGCCATCGAGAGCATGACCGCGCACCGCGCCTCCTCCAGCTCCTCGGGGGTCCTGGCGGTCCTGACCCACTTCGCATCGATGGCCTGGAGTCTTCGACGCGCCGCGCCGACCTCCCCGATGAAGGCGAGGAGGAGGTCTTCCCTTGTTGGCTTGTCACTCATGTCCTTCCCCCGATGCCAGCGAATCGTGTTTGACTTCCCACCCAGGTCGCGCGCGCTCTCCCGCATCGACCGTGACGGTTCTTGAGGACCAGGACCTCGGCAGCATCCTCCGCTGCCTCTGCGTCATAGTATGCCTCCCGATAGAGACCCAGGACCACGTCGGCGTCCTGTTCGATGTCTCCCGACTCCTTGAGGTCAGACATCATGGGTCGCTTGTCCGTCCTGGCCTCACACGACCTATTGAGCTGCGACAGGAGGACGACAGGGCACTTGTGTTGCTTCGCGATGGACTTGCACGCCCACGACCCCTGACCGACCCGCTCTGCGCGATTCGCGGTCCCCGTGTCAGGTGAGGACAGTCGCTGGAGATAGTCCACGGCCACGAGGGAGGGTTGCCCGTGTTTGTTCGCGAATGCCCTGACCCTGGCCTTGAGCTCCGCGGGGGTCACATCGGCCGCGTCATCGATGTGGAGGGGGAGGGAGGCCAGACGCCTGCAAGCGTGAGCGAGGCGGTCCCAATGGTCTCCCTGGAGTCTCCAGGCCTCCCGCAGGAGGCCAGCGTCCAGGCGAGCCGTCAGGGCGAGGGCGCGCTCTGCGAGGTCATCGGCCGACATCTCCAGGGACGCAACATAGACGGGTCCACGCAGGGCGGCGTGGAGGCATAGCTGGAGCATCATGGCGGTCTTCCCCATCCCAGGACGGGCGGCGAGGATGTAAAGGCGCGCGGGAGACAGGGCGGTGATCATGGCATCCAGCTCCTCCAGGCCTGACGTGAGTCCTTCGGGGGTCTCGCTCGATGACCGCGCTTCGAGCTGCGTGACGACATCTCCCAGGACATCCTTGATGGCCCGCTCGCTTTTCCTGGGAGGGGTCGCATCATCCAGGACCTCCTCCAGGCGGGAGGTCAGCGTCGCAGGGTCAGCTCCAGGTTGCGCGCACCCCTCGGCAAGTGAC